AGACTGCATTGTCTGGATGATGTTGGTGAAGGTATCGTAGGACATGCCCCGAGCCATCAGGGCAGCATAAAGCGGCCCGAGAGGGCATCCCTCTGGGCTTTCCTTAATCGTATCAGCTATGACTCCGAGGACTTGCTGGGCTGCTTGCCGCTGTTCTGGTGTTGTCATGTGTCTGTTCCCTCAAATCCAGTGGACTAGGTGGTGCAGATGCTCTCGCTCAGCCGCAGTAACCGTTACCCGGTCCCCGTCCGAGAAGTCGATCCTCCAAAGCTTAGGGGTTGGCTCTCCGGTGACGGTCAGTGGCGTGCTGAAGGAGAACAGCTTGTAGGGCTTGTGGTGTTTGTAGCCATCGCAGTCTATGATTACGATTATGTCCATTGGGTTCTATCCTGGGTTGTCCTGCCTGATATCCAGCCTACCCCCATAGCTTACTCCCCCTTTGTGGCTTTTTTGTGGCGAAATTGTGGCGGAGCCATGTTTGTTTGCATGGCTGCTATGCGTTTTTTGCATACCGGTCACGTTTCGTTCTCGCTTTGTTCCCGCTTTGTTCCGTTACGTGTCGCTTGGGATGCCATTTGGCTAGGGCTTTTTCCTAAAGCAGCAGACCGTCGTAAGTTCACAAGCCTTGACAGAATTTCCAATTAGCTATGCATAAGCTTTCACGCCCTGGAATTTGGTTTTCACCTAGGATCGACGAAATCTCTGAGCGGACGACGATATTAGCTATTGACTTTTCGACTATTTTGTGGTACAATGGTAGGGTAAAATGGAGAAGAGTAGATGGAAAGCGAGTGTTGTGTGATCTGCGACAACGAACTGCCGGAGCACAGGAAGTTAACCTGTTCTCCGACTTGCTACTTCATCTACAAGGAGGCACAAGGAAAGGTGCACAGGCATTGTCACAAGTGTGGAAAGCCTGTCATCAAGCGCAAGGGTGAGCCAGTGTTCGCCACTAGGCGAGGATGGCGCCAATACTACTATTGTTCAATGGGGTGCCGTCGTGCCGACGTTAAAGTCAATCGTTAAGGGCTTGGCCAAGATTGCGCAGTCGAATGCCGATCGGGCGTACGCAATCCTTGGCTCAAGGCCAGGACCGGGACTTGATCTGCTTATCAAACCCGAAGAACCCTTGTGTGGTAAGTGGTACGTCGAAGGCAAAACCCCCGCAGGTGTGGCCTTCGTCACCAAGTTCTGGTCCTGGCAGCCTTTGAGCAATCAGAAGCTCGCTGAGATGAAGAAGCAAGCGATTGATTGGGGCCTGACGTTTCGGACCAACTATCCGGTAATCCCGATCGAGAAGGACTCAATAAGGGAGATCGAATGATGGCTAACCGACTAACGAACGTGGACCTATTGCTAATGCTGGCAGAAGATCAAACAGCTGACAACCAAGATTGGTCCAGGGACGTATGGAAAGAAGGTGAAGCGAGATACCAGAAGGTCAAGGATCAGATCGCAACACTGGATAAGGCCAAATCGCTACTTCAAGCAGAACTCAAGAGACTATCAGTCTATGCCCCAGAAGAGATGCCAAGAGCAGTAACACAAGGACCAAGAGAACATGAGCCTATACAACGCCAAGCAAACAAGTGACGGACTCCGCATAACCAAGTTCACGGATGACCTCGATGTGGAAAGCTCATATATCACTTCTAGAGATGTGTGTGAGTGTCCTGCTGGTCATAGGGATACTTGTCGTCATCGCCAAATGGTCCCCGAGTTTAAGGCGGCTAACCGCATCGACAAGTCCTGGTTCCTCGATTGGGACAATCACCGGTGGTACTACTATAGTGCCGAAGCAGGGCAACTAATGGACCGACAACCCAGCAAATGGCCAGCATGGAGGCGGATATGACACCCAAATGCCCAGACTGTGATGGGAAGCTAGAGAAGATCCAGGGTACATGGTGGTGTGATCGCTGCGAACTTGAATGGGAGCCAGAGCAGCTAGAGCAAGAGGAAGAAAATGACTGACACCATCAAGCCTCCCTGGGCCATTTCCATCTGGTCCAACTCAGATCATGTCTTTGCCGAACTGCCCGCCATCGGTGGGCATTCTGCGCACGTAGTCAAGGTGACCAACGATGAGAAAGGCCTTAAGAAGCTTCTGGTTCTCGCTAAAGCTCGAGATATTACGTCGCAGATCGGCACCAAGGGCGATCCTACCCAATGGCAGCTCGACAAGGTCACCTACGATCCGGCAATGGTTCGCCGAGCTAAAGAGAAGGTTAAATACACAGCTGAGCAGAGGATAGCGGCTAGGGCCATCCTCAGAGAGATGGGAATGATATGATGTGGAAACTCTACAAGTCTAGGGCACTAACCGAGATTCGACCTTACGAAGTCGGTGAGGATCTTGATGGCATAACCATACCGCCACAGCACGAACCCGAACAGGGTGACATGATATGCCGCAGATATGACAAGCCCGAGGATCAATGGCTGATCGCTAGGGAATACTTCCAGAAGAACTACGACTTGGTGAGCCAATGAAGCCATGAAGGAGTGAGACATGAATCCCTACCAGATTGCACTCGATGATCTGCAAGCCGAAATCGAGCGGCTGCGGGAGTTCATTCGCGAAACGATGCAGTTGGACAGGATGCCGTCAGAATGGATGGATGCGGCCCGTTATCACACCCGCACTGAGGCGAAGTGCTGTTATGGTCGCTGTACTGGGACGCCTGGTTGCTTTCGAGAAGAGGAGATGAAATGACCCAATACCTAATCCTCCACAAAGTCCGAGGCCAGCCGAGCTTCGACTGTGCCACACAGATGGAAGTCGATGGCGAGATTTGGTGGATAACCAACTCGGGCCACAGGGCATATCCTATCCAGAACTGGTCATTCGATGACCCAGAGCGTACTGAATGGACTGGCGATACCTTGGATGTGCCGCATGATTGGCCCGATCACTTCGAGGTTCGTGGTGAGAAAGTTCAACCCAAGATCGATATTGGTGCAATGCTCTCGAAGCTAATCCCACCAATTAGGAGACGGATATGAACCTCTTTGAACTTCATGAGAGAATGACTCGTCACCTATTCCCTGTTTGGTCAAGTGAGGATGAACGCTTCCTGGCCCTTGCCTTGTGTGGCGAGGCCGGAGAGCTTGCCAACATGATTAAGAAACGTTGGCGTGATAGCGCATGGCTTGAGGATGAAATCAGGGAAGAGATTGCAGACATACGAGTTTATCTCGAACTCTTGGCTAAGTGCTTTGGCATTGAAGGCGAGAAGCTCGATGCTGAGGTAGCGAAGAAGTTAGAGAAGGTTGCAAAAAAGCATAGGTTGATCGATGCCGAGCATACCGACTGAGGGTGAAACCTACTCCATCCTAATGGAGCATGTCCGTAAGGCGCAGGAGCAGTCAGCAATGATGGCTCACCTGCGCAAGGCAAACGACGACGATAGAGGCGCATTAGCATGGCTAGCCATAAGCGAAAACTTCAAGCGAATGCAACATACCCTGACTCAGTTAGCAATGCGAAAGATGAACTAATGGAGTTCGCTTTGCATCTTGCTTTACGGATTAACGCAGCAACCAGACTTAAGCTGACCAAGGTCAGGCTGGACATGATCCCTATGCCTGTGGCCTTGGCCTTAGCCGATATCCTAACGGAGGTAGTCAATGCCGAAACTAGGCGCCGAAGCCTTCCTATATCTCAATCCCGAGCCAAACACTCCTGAGTTCGCTCAGTGTGCCACGTGTAGGGATTGGGTGACCGGCGACAACTTATGCGTAATCCATGGTCCACATACTAACGTTACAGGCTCAATGTCCTGTGGCCTTTATGTTTGGGGACCGCCACAACCAGAAGGCGCAGCCACCGCAGCAATCGTAACCCCAACCGAGTCAGGCTTGGTCGATCGAGAGGTTAGGTGTGAGAACTGTATCCACTTCGATGAGCAAGAGCACAAATGCAGCTTCTTCGACTTTCTGAACTCTGTCTCACCCGAACTCTTCGATATCGACGTGAATGTAGAACCTAAAGGATGCTGTAATGCTCAAACAAGCAGAGAAGCTTAAGCCTACCGACGAACAAATCCAAATGCTTGACCGACTTCGGCAGACCGACGACAATTTCTTTGGCAATGCCTTAGCCGGATCAGGCAAGACCGCTTCAATCAAGATGATGGTAGAGGTCAACGCAAAGAAACACCCACAGCTTTACCTAGCCTTTGCCAAAGCCAACGTCAAGGAAGCCGAAGAGAAGATGCCAAGTACCTGTAAAGTCCAGACCTTCAATAGTCTGGGCCACAGGTCATGGGGCGAGGCCACAGGCAAGAAGCTAGTGATCGACCAGAAGATGCCTAAGATGCCTACCATCATCAAGCAACTGATAGGAGAACTCCGTGGTGACGACAAGCAAGAAGCCTGGGACAGCTACTCAGAAGTCCTCAAGACCGCCAGCATGGCCAAGCACCTTGGCTACATTCCCGCAGGTAAGTTCCCGTCAGCTAGGCCCTTATGTGATCGAGACGCACTCGAGGCCCGTATCGAAGATAAGCTCTCCCCGCTCTGCTGGGCGCTCGTCGACGCTGCCCTCATCACTTCAATCAAAGCTGCTTATGACGGGGGCATTGATTATGACGATCAAATATACATGTCCGCTTTGTTCGGAGGTTCATTTCCAAGATTTCCCATTGTTTTCATCGACGAAGCTCAAGACCTCTCGCCGGTTAACCATGCGATGCTCAAAAAGATGGGAGAAAGTCGGATGGTTGCGGTGGGAGACAGATGGCAGGCAATTTACGCTTTCCGGGGTGCTGAAACCAACGGTGTAGATAAGATCAAGAAGATGTTCAACATGGCTGAGCTACCTTTAAGCGTAAGCTTTAGGTGCCCCGAAGCCATCGTCAAGGCAGTCCATTGGCATGTGCCCCATATGAAATGGTTCAAGAGCGGTGGCCGCTATGAGGTACTGTCGGAGCTTAATCCCACAAATATCCCCGAAGGGGCAACATTCATATGTAGAAATAACGCTCCGCTATTCAGGGCCGCTTTTGCCCTGTTGTCTGAAAAGAGATCAGTGTCTGTTGCAGGTTCTGACATCGGTCCCAGAATTATACGACTTCTTAAGAAGATCGGCGACCCTGAGGATAAGTCAGAAGATCTCATCTTCAAGATCGGGGCCTGGGAAGAGCAGCAACTTGCGAAAACCAACGCCCCGGCGACGGTATCGGACACCGCCGAGTGCTTAAGGATATTCGCTACCTGGGGAGCGACCTGCGACCAAGCTATCAACTACGCAAACTGGATCCTTGCCCAGCACGGCAATATCCACCTGACCACAGGCCACAAAGCCAAGGGTCTTGAATGGAACACCGTCTATCACCTGGACAAGGGCCTGCTAAAGCCCGAAGGCCAGGACTTTAACCTCAAGTACGTCATCACGACCCGATCAGCACAGGAGCTATTCGAGGTAGGAACAGAGGCAATGCAATGGTAGCAAGCAACTCTCGCTTCTCTTACAGCGATTGCTTTCAGCTTATGGATCAAGCCATCGCTGACGCAAAGGGTATTCGCATCAAGTTCGCCTCACGTGAGGAAGCATGGCACTTCCGCATAAGGCTGCATACCGCCAGGAGGATAGATAGAACTGACAATCTAGAAACCTACGGCTACGGCCATCCAATGCATGGCAAGTCAGCATATGATCCACTGACCATGCGGATACGTGAGATGGCCGACGGCATCTGGCTTAGACTAGAGAAGGTCGATGCAAGAGAGTTTGAAGTCGCCTCTCTAGCTGATGACGAGCCTCAGCCAGAACTTGCGTTTAAGCCTGCTCCACCGCCAGAGCGAGTGGTGGAGAGGATCCTTGAAGTTAAATCGCTCAGACGGAGGATATAATGGCGTCAACCAACCCTGTAACTGCAATCGTTGAGCGGCTCATCGAGAAGGCTAAGAAAAAGAACCCTGACATTATGAAGAAGCCTAAGAAAGAGCCTAAGAAGCCGAAAGGAAAGAAGGCATGCTCCTTGAACTCTGGCTGGCTGCACTGAAATCTCCGGTTGGGATAGCCATTCCGACCGATAACCGAGCGTTACTACGTCAACATCTCTACCGGGCCAGGGCTGAGGCCAATGACCCAAGACTTGAAGAGATGGTAATGCTCATGCCCGAGAACGAAGGCGAGATATGGTTGGTACACAAAGATGCGGACGGTATCGGAGCCGATAACGAAAGTTACCCTAAACTTGTACAGCCGTGACGTGGAATGGTTCAAGGATCGATTCCCTCAGGGCTATACAGAGGAAATACGTGAGGCCTTGCGCCACCATATACGCTACATAGAGGCGATGGAGAAAGATTGATGGCAAACGAGTTAGAAGATCTAATGGACAAGTTCGCCAAAGACTACGACAACGACGACATAGATGCAATCATCAACTATGTCCGCAAACAGCTGGCAATGTATGACGCAGGCATCAAACCCAAGCGCACCGAGGTAGAGCAACTAGACATGGCAGCAATCGTATCCAACATCACCAGGAAGAAGGTTCTTCTAGCCCCTCCATCCACACCCAAGCTCAAGCGGAGAATATAATGGATATCAAGTTCATGAAGGAAGCAATGGATGCAGTAGGTATCAAGATGGTGGTCCTGGATGAGGAAAACTTAGATATGGGTGTCTCAAATCCAGAATTTGTGGAAAATTCCACACAAGAAGTACAATCACCTTTTTTGGAGGGAACCAACATACAATGGGCGTGGGACGCAACTTCCCTGGAACTATACAAGAGATGTCCCAGGCTTTACTATTACAAAATGATTAAGGGCTATCAATCCGACGAAGAGGATATCCATCTGCGTTGGGGCATCGAATACCATCAGGCCCTAGCAGACTACGAGCACCTGAAAGCTAGCGGCCTTGACCACGATGAATGTGTATGGCATGTCATCAAGGAACTCTTGATCCGTACTGACGAATGGAAGCCAGATCATAAGTTCAAGAACAAGCCCTTCCTAGTCCGCTCGGTCATCCGTTACCTCGACAAGTTCAAGGACGACACAGCAAAGACCATCACCCTAGCCAACGGCAAGCCAGCTGTTGAGGTATCCTTCCTGTTCGAGCTTAACTATGGCCCAAAGGAAGGGATCAAGTACGTTCTCTGTGGTCACCTTGATCGTGTTGTGGATTTTAACTCCGAGATCTTTTTCATGGACCGTAAGACTTCCAGCTACTCACTTAATATGAATTGGTATCACCCACATAATCAAATGTCACTCTATACTATTGCCTGTAAGGTCATATTCAATACCGTTATCAAGGGTGGTATCATTGACCACATGACTATCCAAGTCAATGACTCCAAGGCTGAGCGTGGCTTCACCCATCGCACCAACGATGAGATGGAGGAATGGCTTAGCGAACTTGAAGAGTGGCTGGACGATGCTAAGCGATCAGCCGAGCAGAACTATTGGCGTATGAACGACACCGCATGTGACAAGTACGGTGGCTGTAAGTTCAGGGAGATATGCTCCAAGTCTCCTGGTGTACGTGATCGTTTCTTGCGCAGCGAGTTCAAACAGGTGGAGATATGGAACCCCTTAAAACCCAGGTAAAGGACAGCGATCTCATAGATCAGATACGCAAAGCGGCATACATACACTTTGGCAAAGATGATATCCTTGCCCTTGAAGAGCTAATCAGGAGATACAGACATGCCATCCCTAGACCAACACCAGAGCAACGAGATAGTGAAGGCCTTGATAATAGGGGACAGTAAGGCAGGCAAGACCGCCTCACTTATATCCCTTGTCAAGGCAGGCTACAAGCTCCGCATCCTTGATATGGATAACCTTCTTGATATCCTCAAGTACCTTATTCTAAAGGAATGTCCTGACAAGATTGGTAATGTAGAGTTCCGCACCCTTCGGGACAAGCGACAGTGGACACCCGAAGGTCCGAAGGTGACTAGCCCTAGGGCATACCCCGAAGCTGTGAGGATGATGCAGCACTGGAAGTACGGAGACGTTGATCTTGGCCCACCTGCTGAATGGGGACCAGACTGTATCTTCGTTCTCGACTCGCTGTCCAGGCTTTGCGATGCTGCATACGACTTCCGAGAGCCGCTTACGCCTCGCTCGGAGAAGACCGGCCAGTATGACCCTAGGGCTACCTACGGCGACAGCCAAGATGCTGTCGAGAACAACCTCGCCAACCTTACATCGGAGGGCTTCGACACCAACGTGTTAGTTATCGGTCACGTAACCTACCTAACCCTACCTGACGGAACCGTTAAGGGTTTCCCACAAGGGGTAGGTCAGAAGCTATCTCCGAAGATCCCACAATACTTCTCTACCGTACTCCTATGCACCAACGAGGGAGGTAAGCGAGCCATCAGAACCGCATCAGTCCCACTGATCGACCTAGCCAACCCTAAGCCATTTGAGATGGGCAAGAGTTACCCAACCGAGACTGGCTTAGCGGATATCTTTGAAGTCCTAACAGGGAGGCATGATGTCACTCCATCCGACAACGTTCGAGTACCGGAAGCCCAGCCAAGAAGTGATCGACAAAATGTCTCGGTTGCGCCAAGCAGCCAAGGCATACAGCGACGTGCTGGAATTGGAACTGGACGCAGGACCTGACAAGACCTATGTCCAGCGGAAGCTACGAGAAGTTGCGATGTGGGCAAATGTTTGCGCAGATCGCTTACCAGATGGAACCCCTAGATGACAGACCAAGACCAAACTCGCCTACCCAACAGACACACCAAACAACAGGAGACCAAGATGGCTACCCAACCCAAGCCTCGAGCAGTCACCCCCGACTTCACTTCCGTCCTCGACACCCCCAGCAATGAGGTATCTCGCCCCAAGCCCCAAGCCCAAGGCACCTATGTGGTCCAGGACAGAGGCCTCCCTCGCATCGACAAGTCCACCAAGAAGGGTACGGAGTTCTCCGAATACACCCTCCAAATCTTGGAGGCTTGTGAAGATGTCGACCCTGAGGATTTGAAGTTCTGTCTCACCAAGCCTAGCGGGGAGATGATCCCGCTCAAGGAACGTTCCCTCCGTGTCACCTTCTACCATACCCCTGACGCCCTGTGGCGTTTGAAGAAGTTCCTCGACGACTGTCAGATTCCCGCCGAGGATGACGAAGGCAATATCCGTTCCATCCGTGAGCGTATGCAGGACGTGCCGGGTAAGGTGCTTCTTGCACACGTCAAGCATTCCCCGTCCGACGATGGCGAGACTGTGTACGCCAACGTCGATAAGACTGCCAAGTACGAAGGCTAACCAAGTCTAGGGAGTGGGGGGAGCTTCGGCTCCCCCTATCCATCATGACAGACATTGTTCTGGTAGGCGAAGCTTGGGGTGAAGAGGAAGAGCGTAAGCGTCAGGCTTTCGTTGGTTCCTCCGGCTACCTGCTTAACCGAATGCTTGAGCAAGCAGGAATAGACCGTCGTGATTGCTTCGCCACCAACGTGTTTAACTTCCGGCCACCGGCCAATAAGATAGCATGGGTATGTGGGCCTAAGGAAGAAGGTATCTACGGCTACCCTGCCTTTAGTACCAAGGGCTATGTTCGCAGGGAATTCCAGTCGGAGCTTGATCGCTTAGGCGACGAGCTTGAGAAGCACAATCCCAACCTAGTTATAGCATTAGGTAATACTGCGTCGTGGGCATTGCTAGGCAAGACTAAGATATCTCAGCTTCGTGGTACGGTCCAGTATTCCACTCATACCTACACAGGCCTTAAGGTCTTACCGACTTATCACCCTGCTGCCGTAAGCCGTCAATGGTCCTTGCGGCCTACGGTAGTCCTTGACCTAATCAAGGGCCAACGTGAGTCTGCGTCCCCTGACATCGTTCGACCAGAACGACATATCTGGGTAGAACCAACCTTGGAGGATATCCTTGAGTTCGATAGGCGTTACATCAAACCTTGTGAGGAACTGTCTGTTGATATTGAGACAGCTGGATCTATTATCACACTCATCGGGTTTGCCCCCTCCCCAGAGCTTGCTATCGTTATTCCGGGACTTGGAGTTCGCCGAGCAGGTAGAGATTATTGGCCTGATCGCTCAACTCAATACGAGGTTTACCGTGCTATCAGAACTATTCTTGGCAGACCTACGCCAAAGATCTTCCAGAACGGCCTCTACGATGCAGCCTTTATCATTCGGGCCTGGGGTATGGCGATCGGAGGATTAGGCGATGACACGATGCTGCTGCACCACGCCTTGCAGCCTGAAAGCCTTAAGTCCCTTGGCTTCCTCGGCAGTATCTACACCGACGAGGGACCATGGAAGCAAATGCGTGAGGTTAAGACAATCAAGAGGGAGGATTAGATGACAGTAGAAGATTGGATCTTAGAGGAAATAGCTAAAGCAAGGGATGCATGCTATGGGATAGGGCCAGAGTACATCTTTGTTATGATAACTTCCGACAACCTAAAGCGCTTAGAGAAGTACAGAAGGTTCTTTGGTGGGACAGTAGATCCAACTGTGCAGACCTTTAACAGGTCAATCTACGCAAACATCGAAGCTAGAGGCGCCTACATGTGGGTGCTTAGAGATGAAGAGGCCTATCGGTTCTGTCGAAAGATAGATCTGTTACTAGCTAGGCACGACATATACAGGTTTGACTTCTGTCAGAAATGTAGATTGTGGTATATGGGCAATGAAGATAATCAACACCGCCAAGCTTAACCCTAAGGACCTGAAAGCCTGGGAGCGTGACTGCGTTTACAACGGCTTAGACGCTTGCGTAACCCATGAAATCTTTCCGATCTTAGAGGATAAGCTAACTCCGGTTACCCGTAAGACTTACGAGTTCTCCAAAGCCTTACAAGGCCCCGTCCTTGAGATGCGATTGCGTGGAGTTAAGGTTGACCTCGCTAAGCGGGCAATGGTTATCGATCATTACTTTAACCTTCTGGACCAGATGGAGTCAAACCTCGAACGGATAGTCCGTGAAGGCGCCAGCTTTGTGGGCTTCAACTGGCGTAGCCCACCAGACCTAAGGCATTTGTTCTATGAGATATTCCGCATCCCAGAGATCACTACCAAAGAGGGCAGACCGACGGTCAACCGTACTGCTCTAGAGAAGATGGAGGTCTACACCATTGCGTACCCTATCATCCAGCTAATGAAAGAGATGAGGGATATCGCTAAGCGCATCACTGTTCTCAAAGCAGGGATCGACCCCGATGGACGGATCCGTACTGCTTATAACATTGCTGGTACTACTACTGGTCGCTTCTCTTCCAGTTTCTCTGAGTTCGGTACTGGTGGCAATCTACAAAATATCGAAGAGTATCTTAGACAGATCTTCATAGCCGATGATGGAATGAAGATGGCTAACTTTGACGCAGAACAAGGGGAAAGCCGATGTGTCGGAGCAATCGAATGGAACCTCTTCAAACTTGGGAGCTACTTAGATGCCTGCGAATCAGGAGACTTGCATACGTTTGTTGCTAGACTGTGCTGGCCCGGACTCCCCTGGACAAACATCTTGGAGAGAGATCGAGAGATCGCCGAACAGCCTTACTATCGACATTACTCTCACAGATTTATGTGCAAGAAACTTGGGCATGGTGCTAACTACGGTGGCAGAGAAGAAACTCTCGCCGCTGAAACTAAGACTGATATTAAGGTCATCTATGATTTCAGACCCAAATACATGCACGCCTTCCCAGCCCACGGCTTCTGGCACAACTGGGTCGAAGAACAAATCCGAGCACACCAAAGATTGGTAAACCTTACTGGCAGGCAGCGGATATTCTTTGGTCGACCCGACGACCAGAAGGTAGTTCGTGAAGCTATAGCCTTTGATCCCCAAGGTTCCCTAAGCGATATCGTTAAGCGTGGGATGCTTAATGTATGGCGTAAGGATATCTGCCAGCTACTCATGGAAAACCACGACTCGATCGTTGTCCAATACCCACAGGAGGAAGAGGATGAAATCATACCACAGATCCAATACCTGCTCGAACACATCGTCCCCCTTAAACATGGCAGAACACTGACGATCCCCTATGGCTGTAAAACGGGATGGAATTGGGGCGACTTCAACGCCAAAGATAACCCAGACGGGCTCAAGTCCTACAAGCCCGGCGATAAACGGACCAGGACGCCGGAGGTACACATCTTGGATAGACGGGTTCGTTGAGCACACGGCTAACTTGGAGTCGCCGGAGATATGGCGCAGGTGGTCTGCGATCGGTATGATTGCGGCGACGCTAGAGCAGAAGGTATGGGTGGATACGGGATCGATCCTATATCCGAACCTTTATACCTTCCTTGTAGGCCAACCAGGGACAGGTAAGTCCAGAGCAATCATAGCCGCCTCAGGCATTATCCGTGAGGCCCTACCAGAGATGTTCTTCGGCGCAACCTCAATGACCCGAGCAGCCCTAAGCGACTACATGGTAGAAGCTAAGCGCTTTATCGCCAATATTCCACACGCCCCAATCGAGTATAATTCCCTCGTGTGTATAGCTGACGAGTTCTCGGCCTTTATGCATGAGTACGATTCGGCACTCGTCGCTGCATTGGTAGAGTTCTACGATGTCAACCCGTATTCCGAAGGACGCCGTGTCGCTAATATCCGCATCAAGATCGCTAAGCCACAACTGAACCTCCTGACCGGTTCCACCCCATCCAACCTAATCCACACCCTCAAGGATTATGTGTGGGAACAGGGCTTGATGTCAAGGGTGATTATGGTCTTTGCCTCCGAACGTCCCCTCATCGATGTATTCAACGCTCCAAAGACCCCTAAGCCAACTGACCTGATCCATGACATCAAGGTCATCTATTCCCTAATGGGTCAGTTCAAGCCCACCGCCGACTTCGCTAGAGCAATGAACAACTGGAAGCTGCTAGGCTGTGCCCCAACACCAGATCACCCCAAGCTCGTGCACTACGCAACTCGTCGGTGGGCACATCTTCTGAAGCTTGCCATGATCGCCAGCGTCGATCGAACCGACTCGCTTGTGCTTGATGTAGCAGACTTTAATCGAGCCATGGGATGGCTCCTTGAAGCAGAAAGATATATGCCGCTGATATTCCAGCAGGGGTCCATCTCCCCAGATAGCCGAGTAATGGATGAGGTTGTCCACTTCATCAAGCATCATAAGGGTTCGGTCCCTGAGCATATGATAGTTAACTTCCTGCGAGGTAGGGTACCGTCAAATTCTATCAAGCCAATCATGGATGCTATGAAAGCATCAAAGATGATTATATGCCACGACATTGACAACAAGGGCGTAGGCAGGTTCACAGCCACCTAGCCAGGGCAGTCAGGTGGCGCCCAGGCCGCTACGCCTTGGCCAGCCTTTATGTAAGCATTGATGCCAGCTATCGTTCCGTTCCTGGCTCTCTCTGGTTGGCCTCGATCATCCTTCATCCAGACTTCAAACATACGAACGATATGCTGCTTAAGTGCTTCGTCCAGAGAGTCCAACATTATTGTCTTAATCTTCTCTCTAGTCGCTGAGTCAGTACACTGGACTGGCTGGGCTGAGGCACTCTCTAGCGTATATGGCATTGACGCCTGTTCTCTTGGTTCCCAATAGTTATATCCACATAGCGATAGGCTGAACAGCATTGCCAACACGATGAAGATCGTTAGAAGGAACTGTTGGCCTGTGGTCATTGTGCCTTCACTGGCTGACAGTAATTAATCGCCCGCTCTACTGTCCGCTCCCACCGCTCTCCGTTAGTGTGCTCTAAGTAGCCGACGAAGGCCATCATTCCTAGGTTGAAGATGAGCACGCCTAGAATCACAGGTGTACTCTTGAGGGCATCGACAGTTGTAACGACAGCCTTACCGGCTTCTTCGCTAACTCCGGGGTTCATGGTGCCTCTACTTCTATCACCACCCCATTGACCGTGATCTTGACATGGCTATTGGTGGTGATTGTCATGTTGACTTCTGGATATTCAGGTACGATTGGAACCTCAGGCTCGGCTGGGGCTGGATAGATCACTACCACTTCATCGTCGGTCTTGATCCCCAGGTCATTCATAAGGGCAGGACTGAGGTCCGCAACTCTCCCAGTATCTTCATGCGGACCCCAGTCGGCAGGCCAAGCTAAGAACTCCCTCCCGGTCTTGGTAGCTCTAACTAGGGCCTGCTGGTCTTTAGAAGCCAGCATTGTCTTAGGGGTTCGATTGTAGTCCCATCGAACAGCAACGTAGCGAACCCCGTCTGCGTTAAGTCGTCTAGCCAAGCCTGTTGTTCCGGGTGGTTGGCTAACAAGGAACAGGTCAGGTCTTGCATCATAGCTGTATATAAAGGCAAGTCCTTCGCTCGGCGATACTCCTGTGTCATTGGGTCCCCCAAACCAGCTGCATGTGCCGCTATCGCTGAACAAAGCTTCAACCGGTGGCTCGGGCTCGGGCTCAGGCTCTGGTTGAGGCTGGGCGCCTAAGGCCTGGGCTATTGCATTACACGCCTGCTCGAACTTGGCTTTGTACGCAGCTGCATCCGCTTGGCTGTCCACAAAGCAGACCTCGATTAAGACAGCTGGCATATTCGTATTGTTGAGAAAGTACAAGTCCGTACGCTTCTTCGCTCCCCTGTTGGGCAAGCCTTGTGCGGTTGCCAATGCCGAAGAGATTTGACCCGCTAGCGATTGTTGCGTGACCCAGAGAACCTCTGTACCCATAGGTTTCGTAGTGTTCTGATAAGCGTTAAAGTGTACAGATACGTCAAGCTCACGGCTTTTAGAATTGTGAAAAGACACAATACGGTTAAGGTTCTCATTCTGCGTCGTAGATACAGTATCATGGAACTTAGCGACACAGTTTGATCCCAGCAGAGCAGCAACTCGATCGACTACCCTAGTTGCTTCATTGACTTCGTCTAGCCCCCACGGCGGTGGCCCAGCAGCGCCACGACATCTAGTGCTATGTCCACTTGAGATTACTACCTTCATTGTTGCCTCCTGCGGTATTTGATGCTCGACCTGATCGGCCTAAGCCGCTTACCCTTAAGCACCAGATAAAGCGACTCCGTAGGCTTTAGTGGAACGAACTGAGCTAAGTTCCTGTAGTTCTTGTACCTTGTCACGGTCACTACCATTAGTGCCTTCTTTCTTTGCTTGTCCCATACCTGAACGCTCGCCACCATTCATCCATACCCTGCGGTCGTTCATTCTGCGCCACGAAGTAGTTCCAGCCGAACTTCTCCCACCTACCAAGCTGTTGATTAGACAGCCCTGTCGCCACACCAACCATACTATTCACAGCTTGTAGTGTATCTCCAAAGGTATCTACATCGAACTTACCACCTTTAACTACTCTCGTTAAATCTGAAACAGCCTTATAGCTGGCGGCAAGGATACTAAAGGAAGGGTCTTGACCATGAAGCACACCGTGAGCTATTTCTCTAATAATCGGGAGAGCGGAGAATACAGGATACATTAGGCCCATCCCAAATCTTACGCCGAGGCTCCGATCTTCCTTATCAAACAATGGTGTAACCATCTCTTCAATAACTGCTGGAACCAATATAGCATAGAAGAACTGCGATGCCAAGTTCCCAACGTCCTTTGCGGTCGCTTCACCGGCCTTAATGTCTTTAATAAGGTTCCTGCCTTGCCAAGACATTTCATACATTCGATTAAAGATGTGATTGAAGAACCCGTACAAGGCAGTCAGCGGCGTCAGCCATGGATTGCGCATGAACTGAGGCCTGCTAGTAACGGCCGTCGATCCGTGAGTCCGTCGAACAGCTTGGTCAGCAATGGCTACCGCCTCAGTATGTGCTTTCGGATATGACATTTGGCCATTAAATTCTTCCATCATCTCTCTATACTTAGCAAGCCACAGTGCCTTAGACGCCGCTTGGTCGCTTCGTGCAATCCATGAGGATTGCACCTGAGCAAACCTCGCCCTTAGGGTGCTCTTACCAGATACGACATCTGCGGCACCGCCAAAGGTCTGGAACCAGTGGGGCCTACGGCCTTGGATCTCTGCTGAACCAGACCAATCGAGGAACTTAGTCACTCCATTTTCAACGTATTCAATCCTACCACCCTTCTCAATGAACTCGTGATTAGCCTTCGTAACGCTAGGAGTGTTTGAGTACAAGTCTCTGGTGGCTGCCGCTAGGCTTGCCTTGCTCTTTAATTCCTTAAGGCTTTGGATATAAGCAGTCGTGGAGTGTTTTATCACGGTGCCTGGATTAAATCCAACTAAGGTGCCAATGGTGTTCTGTACAACGAAGCCAAAGGCTTGCTCAGCGGCGCTTAAGGCTCCAGAAGTCGGCCCACGGATACCCGCAATATCCCTAAGATATGGTATGAGCAACTCCGTGGTATGCTGCCCCATATGCTTAGTCATGGCATTGGTGAACTTACTGTTCCTAAAGTATTTCTGTGCCTCCGTTAAGACTTCTCTAAACGCAATGTCCCGAATACGCCTTGTCATCTGGTAATCAATGTGACTTAACGATAAGCTTACCGGTCCGAAGTAGCTAGTCCGTGCCTTCTCCCATCCCCTATCAGTCAGGAC